GTGGAGATGGCGTCGAATGGACTCAAACGTCTGATAGTGCCATAGCAGGTTCAGGTGGCGGCGGTGGAGCTGGTGGTGGTAACGCAAGTAACATTGCCGGTGATGGAGGCGACGGTGGTAAATACGGCGGCGGCGGCGGTGGCTCAGGCAACTCAACCGGTCGCGGCAAAGGCGGCAAGGGTGGAGATGGTATCATCGTAATTTCATACTATTCCACGGTTGATTTTGTTTCTCCTACTGATGATCAGAATAAAATTCAGTTTAACCATTACTGATAAATATCTAAATGACAACGACAGTAAAAATCAAAAGCTCTACCGTAGGTGGTAACGTTCCCAGTGCTCTAGCAGTAGGTGAACTTGCGGTCAACCTTGTTGACAAGCGTATCTTTTCTGCCAATTCGACACAGATCTTTGACATCTTTCAAAACACCGCGTCAAACGTGGCGATTAGCAGCACGACTGGGTATCTGAAAGTTGGCAACAGCACAGTCAACTCATTTGCGAACAGTTCAGCATTTGCTCTTACTGTTAATTCATCAACATACTTTGTCATCAAAGCACCTACGGCAGCAGACTATGCTTCTGGAACTAAGGTTCTTCTGGCCAATGGTAGCTGGGGAACAGTTTCTGGTGGATCAGGTTCACCAGGTGGCACAAACACCAACATTCAATTCAATGATTCCGGCGCGTTTAGCGGTTCGAATGCCTTTAGCTTTGATAAGACGACTAACACCGTAACGGTAGTGAATGAAGTTCTCACCGGAAACCTGACCGTCAATTCCGATTTTATTTCGGTTGGCAACAGCATTGTGAACTCGGTGATCAACTCCGTTTCTATCCGCAGTGGCAACAGCACAGTAGCAGCCACCTTAAATTCAACCGCGTTGATGTTTGGTGCCTCATCGATTGACACGGCGATGGCTTCCAACGGTTATTCATATATGCCGAATGGTTTGATCTATCAATGGGGGTTCGGTGTCGCAACGACTGGTGCCGGTGCTACCTTCACTTTTCCCTTAGCATTTCCGACTGCAGTATTCTCTATTCAATTGACGCCGCAAGGTAGACCACTAGCCAACAACGTGTTTGTAAACGCTGTCAGCACAGCAGGCTTCAATGCGATCACTTCCACAGCATCCGTAAACGTCTATTACACAGCTATTGGAAAATAAATGTACGCAATAATTTCAACTGATCCTCTGTACATTGCTGCCAACTATGGCAATGACAACGTTCCGCCGTACATCATCTGGCCTGATAAAGTTACGATCACGGCTAAGCCTGAACTTGGTATGACACTTGACGGTTATACGTTTGTGAACAAGATCGTTGTCAGCAGTCAACCGACCTCCCTTCATGTCGCCGATGGCGCAACGCTGTCTTACGATGCTAACACCTTTACTCTCACCGAAACGATTAACTTCGTTGAACCTCCTCTTCCCATTATGCAACAGGCGGCCAAGACTCGCATTCTTGAATGGCGTACGATTCAACAAGACAGTGGCTTTACCTTTACCAATGTTGTTTTTCAATCGGATCCGCTATCACGCACCAATATCGAAGGTGCTGTACAGATGGCGATTATTGCCAATATGTCAAACACGGCCTACACGATTTCTTGGACAGCGAGTGATAATTCTCAACATGATATGGATGCCAACACGGTCATTGAGTTTGGCGTTACAGCTGCAACCACTTTTCAATACTGGCATTCCCAAGCACTTGATTTAAAGAATCAAATCAATGCTGCAAACACAGCAAATTCTATTCAGAGCATTCTAGATTCCGTAAACGCATAAATATCGATGTGATCTCCCTTTTATAATGAAAAAATAATAACTCAAAGGGATAGGGAACTTTGTCTCAGAACAAATTCGTAGCTCGCAACGGGCTGCAAGCGAACCTTGACATCGCTGTCGTAGAAGGTACAAACACTTACTTCATAGCTAACAGCTCAGGAACGCGCGTTGGGAACGTTGTTATTGCAAACAACGTCATTTCCATCGGCAATTCCAGTGTCAACACAGTAGCTAACTCAACTACCATCACCGTCGGTGCTTCTGTTATCAACTCCACAGCGCAAGTTGTTGGAGCAAATGTCATTATGTCACTCACCGGACTTTCGGTTGGCAACGCTACCACCAATGCTGTTGTGACTGCAACCTCCGTAACGGTCGGTTCAGCCGTAATCAATGGAACTTCAATTTCAATAGGCGCGAACGTTGCGCTTAACACAGACTTCCTGACCGTTGGTAACACCAGCGTCAATGCTGTTGTCAACTCAACAGCCATTGTCATCGGTTCTGCGATCATGAACACTTCGTCATTTGTGGTAGGCAAAGCCAATATCACTGATGGCGCTATGTTGCTTGGCAACGCAACCGTCAACACAACGATCAATTCTATTGGTCTTGTAACAGGAACTACTGTTGTCAATAGCACCGTTGTGCTTGTTGGTAATGTTACGGCCACAGGTACTACCGTGACGGTAGGTAACTCAACCGTCAACACTGCTATTGGTGCGACCAGCCTTGCGGTTGGTACCACCGTGGTGAACACTACCGCTGTGCTCTGCGGCAACACTACACTCACGCAGAATGGCATTCTGGTGGGCAATGCGACCGTCAACACCGCTATCACCACAACCGGTTTCTCTGTCAGCGGCGCGCCAGTGGCTATCACAAGCGGCAAGCAGAATCTGACCGGTGGCTTTACCGTAACCGCTCATAACCTTGGTACGGTCGGTAGCTTCACACCAAACGCGCAGCTTGGTCAGTTCCAATACGCAACAATCAACTCGGCCATTACGATCACGGCACCTACTTCTGACTGTGGTATTGATATTTTGTTCACCAACGGTGCTTCAGCTGGAGCTGTTTCATTTTCTGGGTTCACAGTTGGTTCTAATACGGGCGATGCGCGTGTCAACAACTCTGGATATAGGTTCATTCTATCCATCATTCGAATTAATGGCATATCAACATACGTTTGGAAGGCTCTACAATAATGCTTGGCTCAATTCCAGGATTTCTTGCAGTTAAAAACCCAGTTGTCCCTGGGTCAGTTACCTTTACATCCGATGGCACATTCACGATCCCTGACCACAACAACTTGATTATTGAGTTGTGGGGCGGTGGCGGTGGCGGTGGTGTCTCTTCTCCAGGTGATCCTGGTGGTGATTCTGATTGGGATGGTGGTACATTGATTGCCGGAGGTGGCGGAGGCGGTGGTGGTAGCACCAACAACTCTGGTTCTGGAGGTGCCGGAGGTGGTGCCTGGGGTGGTAGCACCAATCTTTCTGGTAGCAATGGTGAAACGGGTAGCACCGGTAATTATGGTGGTGCCGGTGGTGCTGGCGCCAATGGTGGTGCCGGTGGTGGCCGCGCTGGTTTAGGCGGCAATGGTAATGACGGAACGATTCCGGGTGGTGGTGGATCAGGTGCTTGCTATCTCGCTAAGAACATAAGCGTCAGAGGAAGTGGTGGCGGTGGCGGAGGCTACTGCTATAAGAAGTATCCTTCAGGTTGGTATGATGTCGGCACTGATATTTGGGTTGCTGTCGGCTGGGGTGGTGCTGGATTCAACGGCAACGTAACTGCCGGTAGTGGCGTAAGAGGACGTGTAAAGATCACATGGAACTAAGTTCCTGGGAGCTCTACAAGTCGCGGATACCCGCACAAACGCTTGGCGATTGCAGAATTGTGAAATTTGAATATAAAAATGGTCCAACTGGCCCGGCAGGAACTTACACTTACTTGTTTCACAAAGACAAGTTTCTNATGGAAGATACTATGTTGACGACAATGACGAACTTGAAATTCATCAATGAAGCGCATGGTCATGTGTTACTCAACGGTCTTGGTCTTGGCATTACCGTGTTTGGTTTGTTGAAAAAGCCTGATGTTGAAAGTATCACGGTTGTTGAATACTGCCAGGATGTGATCGATATCATCAAGCCGTATATTACTGATACCAGAGTCAAGATCATTCATGACGATGCCTGGACGTTCAAGCCAACCATGATTTATGATTTTGTTTGGCACGATATCGTCTCTGGCGTTGAAGATGTGAATGAACAAGAAATGGATGCACTAGAGAAACGCTACACACCGTATTGCAGAAAGCAAGCAACTTTTTATAGAGAGTTAGATGGAATTAAAGGAAACCTATTATTGGTTTGTTAAGTTTTGGCGACCGGCCATGGCTTGGTCGTATTGCGTCATTTGTCTCTTTGACTTCCTATTTGCTCCGCTTCTTTGGGAGTTGTTGCATTATCTCATGAAGCTTCCACCGGTACCTTGGCAACCAATCACTCTACAAGGTGGCGCCATCTATCACATCTCCATGGGTGCGATCGTAGGCGTTTCAGCCTGGTCCAGAACATTGGAAAAGATCACCATGATGAAGACCGGTACGCCTGGAACCGATCCTGAGCTCTTAAATGAGTCAAGTGATCCGAAGCGCTAAATAGTTGCAACAATAAGAAACGAGAGAAAAACTTCACGGCGCTAAATACGATTAGCGCCGTTTTTTTATAGGAAAACCATGACCCCTACATCTAGACAAGAACTCAAGGAATTTTGCTTACGTAAGCTTGGTTGGCCTGTCATACAGATTGAAATGGATGATGACCAGATTGAAGATCGTATTGATGAAGCTCTCAAATACTTTGCTGACTACAGCTTTGATGGTGCCGAAAAGACCTATTACAAGCACGTCATTACTGATGAAGACAAGGCCAATGGTTACATCATCATGCCTGAAAACATCATGGGTGTCGTGAAGATCTTCAACATCGGCTCTCGTATGACCTCCATCAATAACCTGTTCGGCATCCAGTACCAGATGGCTCTCAATGAGCTTTATACCTTCAGCACCTACTCAATGATTCCTTACTACATGGGTATGATGCATCTCAGCTTGATTGATCAGCTCCTGGTCGGTGAAAAACCGATTCGCTACTCTCGCCATCGCAATCAATTGCATCTAGACTTTGACCTGAGCTACATTGAAACCGGGCAGTATCTCCTGGTAGAAGCCTGGGAAGTGATTGACCCGGAGGAATTTCCTGATGTCTATGGTGATCGCTGGTTGGCCAAGTATGCCACCGCTAAGATCAAGCAGAATTGGGGTGCAATCCTCAAGAAGTATCAAGGCATGGCGATGCCTTCTGGCATTACTTTCAACGGTCAACAGATCTATGATGAAGCCACTGAAGAGATAGCTGAACTAGAAAAAGAGATGCTTGATGGCTACTCAACCTTGCCTCCAATGAAGATAGGTTGAGATATGCTGACATTTAAGCAATTTTTAAATGAAGTCGCAAGAAGTCCTGAAAGAGCTTCTAAGCTAGTTGACAATCTTGCAAAAAGATATGCCGGCAGCGCTGCAGCTAAATCAAGACCGGGCGCAATTCCGATTAAGAATCATCAAGAATATCCTTGGGATCATTATCCTACTAAATCAAGAAAGAAAACCATCGATATCAAAGACGTTGTTGCAACACAAGGATCGGTAGATTCTCAAATTCTCAAAAACAAAATAAACAACTCAGGTATGGCAAAAGACAAAGGTGAAGAAAGCCACGCTAGTGATAGGATTGATGTTCTTCATCACAAAGGAAAATACTTTGTGACTAATGGCCATCATAGACTCATGCGTGCAAAGATATTAGGTCACAAGCACATCAGTGCAGAAGTGGAAGAATAATGGCATTCGACACCTTCAATAAAGGCACTTCAACTTATTTCAACAACTTTGCCGCTTCTAATGAGCAGGCCATGTTGGAATCTCTGATCATTGAAAGCATCAAGATTTACGGCATTAATGTCTATTACTTGCCGCGCAACATTGTGTCTAATGATCCTCTTTACACCGAAGATGATCAATCTGATTACAGCAATGCTTACAATATCGAAATGTACATCAAGTCGATTGACGGATTTGAAGGTGATGGGGTGTTCCTTGGCAAGCTTGGTCTCGAAATCCGAGATCAGGTAACGCTGACGGTGGCCAAACGTATCTTCAATGAAGAGATTGGCAATAATCGTCAACAGAAGCGACCAAACGAAGGCGACGTTATCTACCTACCTCTGAATAACAAGGTCTTCCAGGTCAAATACGTCAATTATAAGCCGTTCTTCTATCAGCTTGGCGCACTTCAGACTTATGATCTGGTCTGTGAAACCTTTGAGTATTCCGGTGAAACCTTCAACACCGGCTTTGACTTCATCGATCGTATTCAATACGAGAATGATACCAACATACTCAACTACGTGCTCGTTGATGAGCATGATAATCAGCTGGTTGACGAAGAAGGCAACATCATCGTCAATGAACAGTACAACATGATTGAGGACATGCCGATTGAAGATAGTGACTTCTTCCAGGATACTGTACAGACAGGCACCGAAACCGATCAACAAGTTACCGGTGCTAACAATGTATCTGGTAACAACAACATCATTGATTGGAGCTACCTTGATCCGTTCTCGGAGGGTAAGTATTAATGTTATCATTTAAACAATTTGAAGCTATTGACGAAGGCTTCTCTCTGGTTCTTGAAGACAAGATGACACAAGATGGCAACGGGAATGTTACACATATCATGGACAGAGAAGGTCACAAAATACACATGATGTATCAAAATCACGGAGATGCTAGTTATGGTGTACATTACATGGTTGACGATGGATATGACCGGGCAAACCTTGGTCACACTGGCGTAAAGTTATTGAAGCACGTTGCTTCCAGCATAAATCATTTTCGTGGTACATATAACCCAAAGAGTTTATTTTTTAGACCTCATGAACCTGCGCAAAAATCTGTGTATCAACATTTCGCAAATCGGTTAGCAAAACAGTCTGGTGGTCTTGCCAAACATCAGCCGAGTTATTCAGAAGTTCATTTTGAAAGGTAACTAAAGTTCTAATGCTGACGTTTAAGCAGTTTCTTGAAGAATCTCAATGGATGTATCATGGCAGTCCAGCCAAGATTGATCATTTGAAACCCAATCGTGACGAGTACATGATCGATCGCGCCGTTGGATCACATTTCGCTGCTGATCCGGAAGTCTCTAAAAAGTTCCAAGCTGGTCTGCATCGCAACAATCACGGTCAAACGAAGATTGAAGGCAACTTGTATCGAACCAGAGCTCCAACACGAGCCAAGTTGTTCAAGGTTCCGCAAAAAACCTATAAAAACAAGAAATTTCCTAACTGGCGAGGACGACAATCCGACCAAGATGCCATCGGTTCACACATTGCCGGCACCGTCTTTTCTCAACCCGAACACAAACACTTGTTCAAAGCTTGGATATCAAAGGCAAGAGGTATAGATGGCGCGCAACATGCCGATGAAATACACAGCCTGTTGAGCAAGGGCAAAGCACCATCTGATGCTAAGTTTGGTGTCGCCGCAGCGAAATCTACCAATTTTCATCATTACGTTTCAAATTTTGACAGTAATCTTAGTATGCAACCGCACGAAGGTTTCAAACGTGAGGTTGTAAATCATTACATCGATCATATGACCAAGAAGGGTTATCATGGCTTGACGTATACGAACACAGCACCAAGCGAAACAGATGGTAAGGTACGATCGAAGAAGAGTTATGTGATATTCCATCCTGAAAAACATAAGTTAGAGAAAGTTTAATGTTTGGTCAAACATTCTATTATAGCACCACGCGTAAGTACATCATCGCGTTCGGCACACTTTTCAATGACATCCGTATCAACCGTACCGACGCCAGCGGTACCGTTACACAGATCATCAAAGTGCCTTTGACCTACGCTGTCAAGGACAAGATGATGGCACGCATCAATCAAGATGCCGATTTACAAAAATCCGCAGCAATCGTTCTTCCAGCCATGAGCTTTGAGCTTGTGTCTATGACTCAGGATCCCTCACGCAAGAAGAACACTCTGAATCAACGCGTGGTCAAGAACCCCAACGATGCCAATACATTCAAGATGCAGTATCAGAGTACGCCTTGGAACTTGAATTTCAACTTGTACATCTACGTCAAGAACGCCGAAGATGGTACCAAGATCCTTGAACAGATCATTCCATACTTCAAGCCCAACTGGGATATGACGCTGAACATTCTTCCTGAAATGGGAATTTCAATAGATACTCCAGTAATCATTGGTGAACCGAGTTCACAAGACAACTACGATACCAACTTTACGACGCGTAGAGCTATTGTGTGGACTGTACCGTTCACTATGAAATGTGAGTATTTTGGTCCGATCAAGACCAAGCCGGTGATCAAGTTTGTTGAAACCAACTTCTATTTCGGCGATCAGGCAAACAGCAGTGAGATGATTGGTTACGTTCATGTTAAACCTGGCTTAGATGCCAATGGTCACTCAACCAGCAACAGCGAGATAACGGTGGATGCTAACACAATTTTCGTCGACGATGACTTTGGATTCGTCGTGGATTCGGCCGGTATATTGCTAGTAGAAACGGATGAAGAACAATGAAATCATTTTTACAATTCCTTCTAGAAGTTAAGCGTGACGTACCACGTGCTACCAAATTGCTTGACTACATTCAGAAGCGTTGGGGCAACGAACGTGGTGAGATTCGCACCGGTAAAGGTTTTGAACAACGTCATTACAACAATCTTGTACACGCGATATACAATTCTGGATTCAGTGATCCAGCAAAGCGAGAAGCGGCAGAGAAACGTAAGGTTCTTAAACCCAACGACATAAAGCCATCTCAAAAATGGGTCAACGCCGATCATATTCGTCAACAGTTGGCTACGCCAAACAAGAAAGCCATCAAAGCCTATCGATTTGACAAGCAGAATTTTGTCAGTGACGGTCATCATCGTTTGATGGCACATCGTCTCAGAGGCATGGACAAAATCAACACTGATCAAGCTAATCTGCCGCTTTCTAAGTTCCAGGCACGCAGAAAGAAATTAACAGGAAGTATTGACAAAAATGACTAATGACATTGTGCCGGTAGACATCGATCTCCATGATCTTGTGGATATTCAGCCACCGACAAAGAAAGAAGATTCGGAACATGATCGCGACCTAAAATTTGCGCGCGACAACATGATCGAATTGATTCAGACTGGCCAGCAAGCGGCGGCAGAACTATTGCGTATCGCCGATGGCTCGCAAAATTCCCTCTGCTATGAACGTCTGGCGACGTTGCTCAAATCCGTGTCGGAAATCAACATGGAATTTATTGAGATGTCCCGACAGAAGCGTGATGAACAAGAACCGAAGATTGCCCCTGAAGCGCAAGAGAAGCCTACGACGGTGAATAACATTCTGTTGACTGGCTCATTTGCTGAACTTCAGTCGCTAATTTCCCAAGCTAAGAAAAAAGAAATAGAATGATTTTAGACCATCCTTGGAATGCACAAATAAAGGAGCACAAGCCGTACAACGGTAATCCTCTGATCAAGGCTGCAGGCAGCTATGTTGAATGGACACCAGAAATGGTGCAAGAGATTATCAAGTGTACTGAAGATCCTATCTACTTTGCTGAAAAATACATCTACATTGAAGTCAAGGGTGAAGGCTTGCAACCCCTTGAGCTTTATCCGTATCAGAAGGAGATGATCCTCAACCTCAAGAACGAACGCTTCAACATCTTTGCTACCGCTCGTCAGGCTGGCAAGTCAACGGCGGTTTCGGCATTCGTTCTTTGGTACATGATCTTTTCTGACTTCCGCCCGTTCATTGCCTTTGTGGCGAACAAGGGCGAAACGGCCATCGAAATCTTACGTAAGGTCAAGGTCGCGTTCGAAAACTTGCCGCTCTGGCTGCAGCCGAACGTCGTGGCTTGGAATGAAGCTAACATCGGTCTTGAAAACGGTTCACGTGCGGTTGCTAAGGCAACGTCATCGGACTCGATTCGTGGTTACTCAATCGATTTGTTGTTTGTTGACGAAGCGGCATTCGTGGAAAACTGGGAAGCCTTCTGGCCTTCTACCTTCAACACTCTGACGTCAAGAGAATCAACCAAAGCTGTTTTGGTTAGTACGCCAAAGGGTCTGAACCACTTCCATACCACCTGGCAGTATGCTCACAAGGAAGGTGCCAAGTGGAACTTCTTCAAGCCTCTCAAGGTGTCTTGGGAATCGGTACCAGGGCGCGATGAAGCCTGGAAGCAGAGAACCCTAGCGGGTATCAACTTTGACCACCACCAGTTCGCTCAGGAGCACGAAGTCGACTTCCTGGGATCATCCAACACGCTGCTCTCTGGTAAGAAGCTCAAGGAGCTTATCCCAGACGTACCGCTCATGGATGAGTATGGCATCAAACAATACTACAAGCCTGAAAAGGGCAGAATCTATGCCTTGGTGGCTGACGTCGCCGAAGGTAAGGGCTTGGATTACTCAGCCTTTCAAATCATCGATGTTACCAAACAGCCGTTCAACCAAGTTTGTACGTTCCGTTCAAATCTGGTCACACCGGTTGAGTTTGCCGACATCATCTATCAGATGGGTAAGACCTACAACGAAGCCTCAGTTCTGGTTGAGCTTAACTCCGTTGGTGGACAGGTCTGTCAAATTCTCCATGACGACTATGAGTATGACAATCTAGTTCACACTGAATCAGCCGGTCCTGCCGGCAAGAAGGTTTCAGGTGGATTTTCTGCCAAGAAGTTCGAAATCGGCGTGCGTACCACAAAAACGGTCAAGGCTACCGGTTGTTCCATTATGAAGATGTTGATTGAGCAAGAACAGCTCATCATCAACGACGAAGCTACCATTGAAGAGCTCTCTAGGTTCATCCGTAAGGGACGCTCATGGGAAGCCGAACCTGGTGCTACTGACGACTTGACGATGTGCTTGGTGCTATTTGCATGGCTTTCGGATCAGAAAATGTTCCGTGAGTTGACTGATATTGACGTTTTAAAGCGTCTCAGAGATCGTTCCGAACAACAAACCCTAGAAAACCTGACACCATTCGCCATGATCAACACCGGTAACGGTGAATTGGAGAAACGTCAGTTATTAGGTAACAACAAACATGGTTGGGTGCTTGATAATGACCCTGACAAAAAGGTGCGAATTTTCTTTTAAAAACTGGTTTTTGATAAATATGAGCAACGATTTAAGAATGCAAAACTAAAAAGGATAAGCAAAGCATGACAACTCTTTCATCTCCAGGTACTCAAGTCAAGGAATTTGACCTGACACCGGGCATTGAACCGCCTACGTCTACACCTGGCGCTTTTTCTGGCGTGTTTCAGTGGGGTCCAGTAGACCAAGTTGTGCTGGTCGACAGCGAAGACATTCTAAGAAGTAAATTCTTCAAGCCTACTAGCTTCAACGCAGAGACTTGGATGTCTTGCGCAAGCTATTTGGCGTACACGGACAGTTTGAACCTCACGCGTGCCGCTGACACAACCGGTAACACGGTTGAAAAGATATTCTCAGGCAACGCAACAAGCCTTGCTGGTGCTGCTGGAAACAACGTCCTGCAGCTAAGCAACACGACTGATCTTGCAGTTGGTCAAGTTCTTGCGTTCTCTAATGCTGTTGGTGCACCTGTTGGCGCGATTATTTCACAAGTCAATTCTACCGCTGTCGTTCTGAACAACTCATTCGCAGCAAATGTGGATTCTATTGACGTTCTCTTCCGCGATAACGTGACCTTCACAGCAGCCGCTCTACAGAGCGATCTGAACTACGACATGTCAGATGTTTCTGACTGGGATTCATTGGTCGTTAAGAATGAAGATGACTACACCGGTCGTACTGGTTCATTTGACTCTGCAGCATTGTATGTAGCAAGATGTCCTGGTGAACCAGGTAACTCGCTGCGTGTTTCTGTTTGTGACTCTGCTGATCAATTCAGTTCAGATATCATTATCGCAGCAAACACTTCTACGCTCAATGCTACCGCATCTGTTCTGACAGGAACAGTTGGTTCTAACACCATCACTGTAGCCGTTGTTCCGGCAAACACGGCTAATGCAACGCACGTAACTGCTGCTAACGCACAAGCTGGTGTAATCAACGATGCATTGTCAGTTGGTGATCTTGTTGAAGTTGGTAACAGCACCATCGGTCTACAGATTCTCAAGATCACTTCGCTGAGCGGCGTATCTATGGCTTCAAACGTCTTCACCGTGACCTTTACTACGGATGATGAAGTTAAGCTTTCTGGCAACGTAGAAAATCTTACTGTTTCTCGTTTCTGGGAATTTTACCCACGTTTCGATTCAGCACCGGGTCAATCACCTTACGTTCTTGCTTTCGGTAACACAGCTGCAATGGATGAAGTTCATGCAGTTGTTGTTGATGAAGGCGGTGCGTTCTCTGACAGCCCAGGCACTGTGCTTGAAGTTTACAACAACATGTCACGTGCAACTGATGCAAAGTCAAACGATGGCGCAACCATCTATTACAAGAACGTACTCAACGCCAAGTCAAAGTATATTTGGTGGGCTAATGATCGTACAACGGCACGTTCCGCTACGGCGGCTTTCGTCGCAAGC